TGCGGGTCTCTGCTGAAAAAGCCTCATCGCAGCGGGTCAGTGATCCGCTGCGTTCGGCACTGCCCTACGGTCAGATGCTGATGAAGCTGCGCGGAGACCGCCAGATACTCAAATCCATTTATTCCGTTGAAGACAAAGCCCGACGCAAGCGCGACATGTTGCCAGCCTATGCGCCGTGGATTGCCGGCGTGCTGGCCAGCGATGCCGGAAATCAGGATGACGTCCTGATGACGATGTTGCAGTGGTCACTCGATGCGGGGGACATTCGCGGCACGTTCGACATGGCGCGCTATGCACTAAAACACGGTCTCAATGTGCCGAATAACAAGCGCCCGACGCCGTATTTATTTGCCGAAGATGTTGCGCTGGCCGCGATGCGCGCCCGCAGTGCCGGGCAGGCCGTCAGCGTTGATGACCTGCTGACCGTTATTGATATGACCCTCCCGCACGACATGCCGGATCCAGTGCGCGCTAAGCTGCACAAAATTACCGGTCTGGTACTGCGCGACAACGGCCAGCCCGAACAGGCGCTTATTCAGCTAAAACGCGCGATGCAGCTTGATAGCGTCGCTGGTGTGAAAAAAGACATAGAGCAACTGGAGAGGGCGCTGCGGCCAGTGGCGTTGACTGCGAAGCCTGATACCGCCCCGCGCAAAACCAAGCCTAGAGCCGCCCCGGCTAGGCGTGGTCGCCCGCGTAAGGCAAAGCCCGCCAGTTGTTAACAGAAAGCGCCCCGCGCCGGACGGCACGCAGGCCGATGCAGGTTTTCACCTCGTCTGACGCCTGCGTCCACCGTCCACCTATTTGAGGTTTGAACATGGATATTGTCATGACCGCAGCAGCGGCGAGCTCCACCGTAGTGATCCCCCCAGAGCAGGCGGTCATTCGCGTTATCACCAATACGTTCTTTTTCCCGGACGTTGACCCAAAACTGGTGAGCGAACGTATCCGCCTCGGTCACGTCGTGACGGATGAAAGACTGCGCGCCGCGATTAAATCTGCAATGGCCGAGGTCAACGCCGAGCTTTATCTCTTCCGGGAGGCGCAGATCGAGGCAGGATTTGAAACGCTGGCGGATGTGCCCGCTGAAGCGCTCGACGGGGAAAGCGTGAAGTGTTTCCACTACCTAAGCGCAGTCTGTGCGATGACCACCGCCGTGATTTATGAGCGTTACCGCAGCTATGACGCCAGCGCGAAGGGTGACAAAAAAGCCGATGCGCTGGAGGTGTCGGTAGATGACCAGTGGCGTGACATGCGCTGGCATTTGTCCCGGTTACAGGGGCAGGCGCGCGGCATGGTGAGCCAGCTCTGATGAAAGTCATCGCACAGCAGGGCGACTCGCTCGACGCCCTGTGTTTTCGCTACTACGGGCGAACCGGGGGCGTCGTTGAGACGGTACTTACCGCGAATCCCGGTCTGGCTGAATTAGGCGAAGTACTGCCGCACGGCACAGCCGTGATTTTGCCAGACGTTGATACCGCCCCCACTTCTGAAACCGTCCAGCTATGGGACTGACGATGGAAAAAATATCTTCAATGTTTGCCTATGGGCTCGCGGCATTGCTGGCTTTTATCGGCGCGCTGACGCCGCAGGATTTCGCCTTTCTGGTGGGCGCTGCGGTGGCCGTGGGGACGTTTTTCGTTAACTGGTACTACCGGCGCAAAAGTTACAAGTTGCTGGAGCGTAACGGTCTGAGTCAGAGGGTTTTCGATGAGCTCAATCGTTAAACGTTGCAGTGTGGCCGTCGTGTTGGCGCTGGCCGCGCTGATGCCTGATTACCGGTTTGTCAAAACCTCCGCCGAGGGTCTGGCCATTATTGCCAACCTTGAAGGGTGCCGCCTGCATCCGTACCAGTGCAGCGCCGGAGTCTGGACATCTGGCATCGGCCACACTGCGGGGGTGAAGCCCGCGCAGAACATTACGGAGCAGGATGCCGCCCGTAATCTGATTGCTGACATCATCATGACGGAGCGCGCCGTGGATAAATGCATGCCGGTGACCATGCCGCAGCCGGTGTATGACGCCGTGATCAGTCTGGCGTTTAACGTCGGTACGGGAGCGGCATGTAAATCCACGCTGGCTTATTTTATCAGGCACGGTGAATGGTCGCAGGCCTGCCAGCAGCTTCCCCGCTGGGTGTATGTCAATGGCGTGTGGAATAAGGGACTCAACAACCGCCGGGCTGTTGAACTGAAACATTGCATGAAGGGAGTGTCATGAAATACATCATCACGGTGTTAGTGCTGACCCTCGCGGGTGCGCTCTTTGCGTGGCGGGGAGCAAATCAGAAAGTGGCAGCGGCAAACCAGCACATTCAGCAATTAAAATCGACGCTGGAATCCAGCGCGCTGGCCATCAGTGAGCTGAAAGCCAGCGGTCAGCGTAATGAGCGTGCGCTGCTTGTTCTCCGTCAGCAGGTTAATGCGGCGGGTGCGCTGGCCGCGCGTCGGAATCAGACAATTACGAGGTTACTCAATGAAAATGAAACATTGCGCGGCTGGTTTCAGTCTCCTTTGCCTGATGACATTATCCGGCTGCACACCCGTCCCGCGTTCGACAAACCCGGCGATTATTTACGTTGGCTGTCCGAAAGTCAGCAGTTGTCCGATGCCGGGAAGCACCCCGAAAACCAACGGTGATTTAAGCGAAGACAATCGCCAACTGGAGAGCGCGCTGGTGAATTGTGCGCTGCAAGTCGAGACCGTTAAACAGTGTCAGGAGTCCCACGATGTTGAAGCCCGCCAGCCTGAAAAACGCGATCTTTAAGTCCGTTCCGTTGCTGCGTGATAACCCGGACATGCTGCACATGTTTGTTGATGGCGGCACGATTAATGCCACGCTGGCTCCCTCGTTATCGTTTGAGAACCGCTACACGCTGGATATTGTCGTCACGGATTACTCCGGGGATTTAAACCTGCTGATTGTGCCGGTTAACGTGTGGCTGCGTGAGCATCAGCCGGACATCATGACCACAGAGGAAGGGAAAAAACGCGGCTTCACCTACGTAGCGGATATTAATAACGACGACAGCAAAGACGTGCGCATGAGCCTGCAACTGACCGAGCGCACCATCGTCAAAGAGGCTGACCGCAGGCTAACGGTTACGCCACTGGATGAGCCCCCGTTACCGGTGCCTATACACCGGCCAATGGAGCTATATGTGCATGGCGAGCTTGTGAGTAAATGGGATGAATGAGCTCAAGCCCTTTGACGATAAGCTCGCCGGATTGCTGGCCAGCCTGTCCCCCGCTGGCCGTCGCAAAATGGCCGCTGAAATAGCTAAAAAGCTGCGAGCCAGCCAGCAGCAGCGCATCAAGCAACAAAAGGCACCCGACGGTACGCCGTATGCAGCCCGTAAGCGGCAGCCTGTCCGGGGGAAAAAGGGCAGGGTGAAGCGAGAAATGTTCGCCAAATTGCGCACCGCGCGATACCTCAAGGCGAAATCCACCGATGAGGCTGCGGTGGTCGAATTCGCTGGCAAGGTACAGCGGATTGCGCGCATTCATCAGGAAGGTTTACTGGATAGACCGAATAGACATAGTGCGCTTCTGCGTTATGAAACCCGATGTTTGTTAGGAATTAGTGATGTTGATATCCAAGAGTTACAGGGTATTATCATTAATAAAATCTTGAAAAGTTAAAGTGTCTCATAGAAATAATATCTATTATGACGATAAAAATTCATGCATCCATTAATGGTGAGGAAAAGTCATAGTTCATTTATGTTTTTTGCTGAGGTTTTTTTATGCATTATGTGGGGGCAGAGAAGCTAATCTAATAGCTCCCCTGATAATTTCATTGAAATGTAATGACTTACTGCTTCATGATAAGCTATTTTAAATATCACTCATAATTTTTCTTGCTAGATCTTGCCTAAGATATTGTGTGTTAATAAGTTTTTTATAAAGGAATATATGCTGCTTAAAGAAATCAAAACCTGACACTCTGAATTTTTCCTCAAACTCCTTTAGCTGCGCGTAATGAATCGATGCTGAAGAGTTACCGATATCATGGATAAAACGCGCAAGTTCTAATAACTGATAGTTGGCCATTTTTGCCACTTTAATAAATTCATCTTCATTATATCTCCAATGGTTAATTTCAATGTCAACCTCTGCATGATTAAAATAACCGCTATTTTTTGCAATCTCTGTAATCTCTGCGTCGTGAGTTGGCTCTTTCATAATAAAATCGCAAACATTACCAATTGTTTGAATGTTCTGGCCGAATTTATTACGGATCTCAATTAGCATTTTTATAGTATCGTCCTGTGTCTCTTGCCCAGGATCCCTAGTTGTTGAAAAATATATTTCCTCTTGGGTTGCCTCCCTTACGCAATTGTTAACTCGCATTAGGATTTTTTTGGATTTGTTTATTTCCTCTGGGCTGCAATAATCAGGGTTTTTCACAATTTTTATTCCTGCATTATAATATGTCTGGGCCACAAGTCTTGAGCAGAATTGCTTGTAGGTAGCTTTAGGTTTTATTGGCCTTTTTACGGCAATGGCTTCCTTAACCGAATAAACAGTTCCTACGAGGGAACGAGGGTAATTTATTATTATTCCTCTTTGTAAGGCATTCAGTTTTATCCTAGGCCGTAGTACAATAACTTCAGATAATTTATCGAATAATAATCTTTGAGTGTTTTTCGAATATACTCCTCCGCCATCAGAATGGATCAGTGTGCCATCCGCCCATATCATGGCATGAGAAAACTCACCCCATGTAAATAATCTGACCGTTTTACTTTGTAAAGTTTTTTCAGCGGTGAGAATAATGTCACCAACTTGTAGCTTTTCATGATCAATAATGTACATTTGAAAACTCCTTTTTTATAAATACTAATTATTAGAATACTAGAGAATAATATAAATATAAAAAACTCTAAAGATGAAGGGGTGGTTTTCGAGAGCATTTAATTTTCCATGATTATCCAGTGGTGCCACATACTCTTAATTGTATCTCTTCTCAAACCTGTGTTTGAAATTAAATTATAAATTTAAAAACCTTAATGTTTGCAAGGAAATTCTATCAAGCGGATTAAAAGAGCACAACTGTCTTTTAATATTAGTAAATATCTCAAAACTCACTAGCGAGTTGTGCCAAGGTTCATCCTACGCTTGTGTGTTGCCTTTGGATCCCTCGGGCGGCATCCTTCCTGTCATGAATACACACGAAACACTCTCCGAAGTTTCCCGCGCGATGCGCGACATTATCCGAATCGGTGTGGTCGCAGAAGTCGATACCGAGCTGGCTCTGTGCCGCGTCCAGACGGGCGAAATTCTCACTGACTGGCTTCACTGGCTTACATCTCGCGCCGGTAGTTCGCGTACTTGGTGGGCACCTTCCGTAGGTGAGCAGGTTTTGCTGCTTTCACTTGGCGGTGAGCTTGATACCGGGTTCGTGCTGCCGGGCATTTATTCCGATGATTTTCCCGCGCCCTCTGCATCACCGCAGGCGTATCACGTCAGTTTTTCTGACGGTGCCGTGCTGGAGTACGAGCCGGAAACCGGCGCGCTGACTGTGAGCGGTGTTCAGACCGCTGATATTTCCGCTGCAACGTCAATCAGTGCCACCGCGCCGAATGTCACCGTCACGGCCAGCAGCAAAATCACGCTTGATACGCCGGAGGTGGTGTGTACGAACAAGCTGACCACTGGCTCATTAGAGGTCAAAAAAGGCGGTGCGATGAAAGGCAATATCTCGCACAGCGGCGGCGCGTTTACCTCCAACGGTGTGCAGGTTGATACCCACACACACGGCGGCGTCCAGACCGGTGGCGGAAACACCGGTAAACCGAATTGATAGCTGAGGTTTTGATAATGACTAACGCGAAATATCTCGGCATGTCACGCCAGTCAGGGCGCTCTGTTGAAGACATGGCGCACATCAACCAGTCAGTCAGTGACATCTTGCGAACGCCGTTAGGCTCTCGGGTCATGCGCCGAAATTATGGCTCGCTGCTTTCCGCGCTGACCGACCAGCCGCAAAACGCGGCGCTGCGGCTGCAAATCATGGCCGCGTGTTATTCCGCGATCCTCAAATGGGAACCGCGCATTAGTCTGACGGGCATCACCTTTGATTCGACTTTTGACGGCGCGATGGTGGTCAATATCACGGGTAACCGAACCGATACCCCCGGCAGTTTCTCCTCTTCCCTCTCACTGAGTTAACGCTATGGCACTTATTGATTTAAGCCAGCTCCCCGCGCCGGATGTGGTCGAGGAACTGGACTATGACACCCTGTTTGAAGAACGCAAAGCCACGTTGCTGTCACTGTATGACGAGAGCGAACGCGAGGCCGTCGCCCGCACCTTGTCGCTGGAATCTGAGCCTATCGTCAAGCTGTTGCAGGAGAACGCTTACCGCGAAGTGATTTTACGTCAGCGGGTAAACGAAGCGGCGCGCGCCAATATGCTGGCCTACGCCACCGGCGCTGACCTCGACCAGCTCGGCGCAAACTATAACGTTGCACGTCTGGTTATCACTGAGGCTGATGATACGGTGCTGCCGCCGGTTGCTGAGGTAATGGAAAGTGACAGTGATTTCCGTGTGCGTATTCAGCAGGCTTTTGAAGGGCTGAGCGTGGCCGGTTCAACTGGCGCTTATCAGTTTCATGGCCGCAGTGCTGATGGTCGGGTGGCGGATGTGTCGGTGATTAGCCCCGAGCCTGCCAATGTGACTATTTCTGTGCTTTCGCGTGAGGGTGACGGCACGGCCAGCGCGGAGCTTATCGCAATTGTGAATAAAGCGCTTAACGCCGAGGACGTGCGCCCGGTGGCTGACCGCGTGATCGTGCAGTCAGCGAAGGTTGTCCCTTATCAGATCACCGCCAAGCTCTATGTTTATCCGGGGCCGGAATTAGAACCCATCAGGCTGGCCGCAGTAGATAAGCTTGACGCCTACACGCTGGCACAGCACAGGCTGGGGCGTGATATTCGTCTCTCGGCTATCTATGCTGCGCTGCATGTTGAAGGTGTGCAGCGTGTCGAGCTCACGCAGCCGCTGGCCGATATCGTACTGGATGATACCCAAGCGTCATATTGCACTGAGTCCTCAATCACTATCGGGGGCACCGATGAGTAATGTGCGCCTGTTGCCTGTGGGTTCTTCTCCGCTGGAGGTTGCCGCCGCTGCGGCCTGCGCCGAGCTGACCGCTGTCCCTGTGCCGCTGCGTGATTTATGGAACCCGCAGACCTGTCCGGCGAAGTTTTTGCCTTATCTCGCATGGGCGTTTTCGGTTGACCGTTGGGACGAAAGCTGGCCGGAGGCAACAAAACGCGGCGTGATCCAGTCAGCTTATTTTATCCATACCCATAAAGGCACCATCAGCGCAATCCGCCGGGTGGTTGAGCCGCTGGGGTACGTCATCAATATTTCTGAGTGGTGGGAAACCAACAGCCCACCCGGCACGTTTCGCCTCGATATCGGTGTACTGGAAAGCGGCATCACCGAAGAAATGTATCAGGAGATGGAGCGACTCATTGCGGATGCGAAACCCGCTAGTCGCCACCTTGAGACGCTGACCATTATTCAGGATATCCCCGGCCATATTTTTGTCGGCGCGCTTTCTTACGACGGCGACGTCATCACCGTTTATCCGGCCTAAGCAGAGGAAAACTCATGGCGACTTATAAAGCATTACTGACTACCGCCGGAGCGGCCAAAATTGCCGCCGCCACGGCTGGTGGAACGCAGGTCAAAATAACACGTATGGCCGTCGGTGACGGGGGCGGAAAGCTTCCGACGCCTGACCCAAAACAAACCAAACTTGTTAATGAGGTTTACCGCGCTAATCTCAACCGCCTGAGCATCGATGCCAAAAACAGTAATTATCTGGTGGCCGAGTTGGTGATCCAGCCTGACGTCGGCGGTTTCTGGATGCGTGAAATGGGCTTATACGATGCTGACGGCGTGCTGATTGCTGTCAGTAATATGGCCGAAAGCTATAAACCGCAACTGGCAGAAGGGTCAGGCCGGTTACAGACGCTGCGCATGGTGCTTATCGTCAGTGAAATTGAGTCTATCGCGCTGAGCATTGACGGCTCTACAGTGATGGCCACGAAAGACTATGTAGACGATAAGCTGGCCGCACATGAAAAATCCCGCAACCATCCCGACGGCACGCTGACGGCAAAAGGTTTTGTGCAGCTTAACAGCTCGGTCAGCAGTACCAGCGAAACGCTGGCGGCGACGCCAAAGGCGGTGAAAGCGGCGAATGACAACGCCAATACCCGCGTTCCCGCCACCCGCAAGGTAAATAATAAAGCACTAAGTGCTGATATCACGCTGTCATCGGTCGATGTGGGCGCAATCGCGCCCGGTGAATTTGGTCTGGGAGGTAAAGCACCGTTATTACCTTCAACTATTACATTGCTGGCAGATCCTTCGATTATTGGTTTTGAATCGACGTGGACAGTCACCAGCGGTTATACGGATGCTCCGGCAGGAAATACCAGTCCAACGGGCGTCCTGCATAATATTCGCCGTACTTACGATGCCGGTTGTTCCTTAATTCAATATCTCTACATGACCGGTGGCGCTATCTACGTTCGAACCGGCGGTATCTCATCGGGCGTTATTACATGGCATGGCACAAGTTTGTCCGGTGACGCTAACGGTTGGAGAAAAGTCTATGATTCCGCGCAAAAGCCGACAGCTTCAGATGTGGGAGCTTTACCCGTAGTCTCCGGCGTGCTGGGTACGGCCAATATAAATACGTTTAATCTGACAAAAATTGGCCTGTATGTGCAAAGCACTGGCGCAAATGCCACCGTAGCCAATGGTTACCCCGCAGGCTCACAGGCTGCGGGGGTACTGGAGGTAATGCCTGCATCTTGGACGGGCGGTGTGTTGCAGCGTTACACCGTCCAAAATACCGGCATGGTATGGACTCGGGCGTTAAATGCTTCGTGGAATGGTACTGACGGACCATGGCGTGACTGGGTGCAAGTGAGTGGTGTCGGCTCCGTTGCGGCAAATACTGCGCTTGGTTCAACAGACCTGAATACCGTTGGATTTGGTCTGACGGGGGTGCAGGCCGCTATATACCATCAGTCTGCTAATGCGTCTGCGACAGTGGAACGAAACTACCCGGAGGCCAAGGCTGGCACGTTATTTGTTACAGGTAGTGCCTATGGCTGTCAGCAGATGTATATCACGTTTGATACGTGCAACGTCTGGATGCGCGGACTGTCTACCAACTGGAACGGTAAGGATGGACCATGGCGCCCGTGGGTCGCGGTTTACGGCACCAATAATAAGCCAACAGCCTCAGACGTGGGCGCGTGGACGGCGTCACAAAGCGCCGCCAGCGAAAAAGCACTGGCTGATGAAATCGCAACGGCGTTTAAGATCCGCGCTAACTTAACCGCGACAGACTCCCCAAACACGATTCGCGGCAGTGCCATGTTTGGTCATTATGGGGTGCCGGGCGCAGCAGCAGCGACCACGCAAAAAGGCTATCCGATGAACGGTTTTGTTGGTGTCATTTTAGTGACGTGGGGTCCGAATGCGACACAGCAGATAGCCTTTAACAATAATGGCCGACAGTTTACCCGAGCAGCTACCGGCGCATGGAACGGCGCAGATGGTCCGTGGTCTGCATGGGTCGAGGTATACAGCCCAAATAATAAACCCACTGCCGCAGACGTTGGCGCACTTCCTGCTGCTGGCACTGCGGCGGCGGCAACCAAATTAGCTACGGCGCGAAAGATTGCCGGTGTGGCGTTTGACGGTACGAAAGATATCGCGCTGAATGCAGATAATGTTGGCGCATTTCCCCGAAATGGCGGTGATGTCAACGGCGGCGTAACGGCTAATTTTCTCCGGGCGATAACCCTCCCGCAACCCGGCAACGGGCAAGGGACATATTTAGGCTGGAATGAAAGCGGCGGTCAGGGTGAGTCTAACTTTGTGAACAACAAAGGCGGCGGTGTGGGTGGATTTGTTTTTCGCATCGTTAATCAGGCGAATTCAGCACAAACAGGATACGTCAGAATTTCCGGCACTGGCGACATTAGCGCGCAGGGTAACTTTTACACTGACGGTGGCGGGATTTATGAGATGGGACAGCGCGTATATAGTCCAAATAACCCGCCGCCGGGGATAGATTTAAGCGGGTACGTAATTGCCGTGAGGCTGGGCGGCGAGCGTGTTCAAGCCTCAACCAATGCCAGTGGAGGCGTGGTGAGCTTAGGTGGAGGCGAAATTGTCACGGGAGCTGCCGGTGTCGGAGGTTCCGACTTTAACAAAGCACAGTGGCGGGTTAGACAGCTTCAATATCTTTTAGCAAATGGGCAGTGGGTGGCTGCGGGCTCTGTTTGAGGAAATAGTAAAATGATTATTATGAAAAACTTCACCGCAAAAAATGTTGATATCAATGGAATGATCATCGGGATAGCCATAGACGAAACCGGCGCTGATTGGTATGAATCTCAAAAGAACTTTGCAGACGATACTTTAAAAATCATATTCAATTCTGAGGGTGTGATTGTTTCGATGAGTAATGATGTTTCGTCTCTTTGGCCTGCGGGTAATTCAGTTGCTGAGATAGCTCCCGGTGCGGTGCCGGATAACGTAGATATTAATGGCGGATGGGCTTTCGACGGAAAGAAAATTATAGCGCGAGAATATACGACAGCGGAACTGGTTGAACTGGCGAAAAATAAGCGTGATGCATTAATGGCGGTGGCAACTGCGGCCATTGCTCCGCTGCAAGATGCTGTTGATATTGCTGATGCAAGCGACGACGAACAGGAAAGTCTGACTGTATGGAAAAAGTATCGAGTCTCGCTGAATCGACTCGATTTATCTCTGGCTCCAGATATTGATTGGCCTTTGTTACCTGAATAAATCATTGCCCCGAAAGGGGCTTTTTTTCGCCTGTTGTACTGACTCCCTCCCAACGCTCATCCCTCGCCCTGACTCCCGTTAAACAACAAAATTACCTTGCCTATTTTAACGGAGTTAAGCCGATGAGTGATTTTCACCACGGCGTGCAGGTCGTCGAAATCAACGACGGAACGCGCGTCATTACCACCGTATCCACGGCCATTATTGGCATGGTCTGCACGGCCAACGATGCTGACGAAAAAGTTTTTCCTCTTAACACACCGGTGTTAATCACCGATGTGATCGCAGCGCAGGGCAAGGCGGGGAAAACCGGCACGCTGTTACCGGCGCTGACGGCCATTGGCGACCAGTGCAAGCCGGTCACCGTTGTGGTGCGCGTGGCGGAATCAGAAAACGAAGACGAGGAAGCCGCCGCCGCCGAAACCCTTTCTAACATCATCGGCGGGGCTGATGAAAATGGTCAGTATACGGGCATGAAAGCATTGCTCACCGCCGAAGCGGCCACCGGTGTTAAACCGCGCATTCTCGGCGTGCCGGGGCTGGATCCGCAGGCAGTTGCTACGGCGCTGGCCACGGTTTGTCAGTCGCTGCGCGCTTTCGGCTATATCAGCGCGTGGGAATGCAAAACTATCTCTGATGCGATTAAGTACCGGGATAATTTCAGCCAGCGTGAACTGATGCTTATCTGGCCTGATTTTATTTCATGGGACACCAAACTAAACGCCAGCTCTACCGCCTACGCCACGGCGCGCGCGTTAGGTCTGCGCGCCAAAATAGACCAAGACACCGGCTGGCATAAAACCTTGTCTAACGTTGGCGTTAACGGCGTGACCGGTATCAGCGCCTCGGTGTTTTGGGATTTGCAGGCATCCGGCACCGATGCTGACCTGCTCAATGAGGCCGGTGTCACGACGCTGGTGCGTAAAGACGGCTTCCGCTTTTGGGGTAACCGCACCTGTTCTGATGACCCGCTTTTCCTGTTTGAGAACTACACCCGCACCGCGCAGGTGCTGGCTGACACGATGGCCGAAGCGCATATGTGGGCGGTGGATAAACCGATGACCGCCTCGCTTATCCGCGACATCATCGACGGCATCAACGCCAAATTCCGTGAGCTCAAATCGAATGGCTACATCATTGACGGCACCTGCTGGTTTGATGAATCAGCCAACGATAAAGACACCCTGAAAGCCGGGAAACTTTATATCGATTATGACTACACGCCGGTGCCGCCGCTGGAGAGCCTGACCCTGCGTCAGCGCATCACGGACACCTACCTCGTTAATCTGGCCGCATCCGTTAACAGCTAAGGGCAATCACAATGGCACTTCCTCGCAAACTGAAATACCTCAACCTGTTTAACGACGGCCTGAGCTACATGGGCGTGGTGCAGTCTGTCACGCTGCCCAAGCTGACCCGCAAGCTTGAGAACTATCGCGGCGGCGGTATGAACGGCTCCGCGCCGGTGGATTTTGGGCTGGACGACGACGCGCTGACCGTTGAGTGGTCAATGGGCGGGCTCCCGGATGAAACCCTGTGGGCGCAGTATGCCGCCGCCGGTGCGGCGGATGTGCCGCTGCGATTTGCCGGGTCATTCCAGCGCGACGACACCGGCGATACTTCCGCCGTGGAAATCGTCATGCGTGGTCGTCATAAAGAAATCGACACCGGCGACATGAAGCAGGGCGAAGACACCGAAAGCAAAATCACCACGCAGTGTACGTATTACAAGCTGGTGATTGACGGTAATACGCTGATTGAAATCGACACCGTGAACATGGTCGAAATCGTCAACGGCACCGACATGCTGGAAAAACACCGCCGCAATATCGGCCTGTAATCACCGCGTGGCCGGTAACCGCTGGCTACGCCCATAACCTGATGTGGAGATAATCTTATGAGCAATAAAGACCTGACTACCGCCGACGAAAACACCAATGTCGTGATGCTGGATAAACCCCTCAAGCGCGGCGAAACCCTGATTGATTCGGTGACGGTTATCCGTCCCACTGCCGGAGCATTGCGCGGCGTCGGTCTGGCTGACGTGGCTAATGCGCAGGTTGATGCGCTGCTGGTGGTGCTGCCGCGCATCACCTACCCGAGCCTGACAAAAGAAGAGTGCAACGCGCTGGATCTGCCAGACCTTGTGGCGCTGGCGGGCAAGGTGATTGGTTTTTTATCGCCGAATTCGGAACACTGACGTTCCCGCCCCACTTTGGGGTAGATGACCTGATGGCTGACGTGGCGGTGGTCTTTCACTGGCCACCGTCAGAGCTCTATCCGATGAGCCCCGCCGAGCTCGCACAATGGCGCGCAAAGGCAATCGAACGAAGTGGACACGCCAATGAGTAACGTTAAGTTGCAGGTTCTGCTCAAGGCCGTTGACCAGGCAAGTCGCCCGTTTAAATCCATCCAGACAGCGAGTAAATCGCTGTCCGGGGATATCCGAAATACCCAAAACTCCCTCAAATCCCTGAACGCCCAAGCCGGGCGTATTGAGGGATTTCGTAAAACGAGCGGTCAGCTTGCCGTTACCGGCCAGTCTCTCAAGAATGCAAAACAGGAAGCCGCCGCGCTGGCTGTCCAGTTTAAAAACACCACCAACCCGACGCGGGCGCAGGCCAAGGCGCTGGAAGATGCGAAGCGCGCCGCGTCTGACCTGCAAATTAAATACAACGGACTGCGGCAATCGGTGCAGCGTCAGCGTCAGGAACTGGCGCAGGCCGGTATCAATACGCGCACGCTGTCAGCCGATGAGCGCCGCCTGAAAACCTCAGTCAGTGAGACCACGGCACAGCTCAACCGCCAGCGCGATGCGCTTGCCCGCGTCAGTGCGCAGCAGGCCAGACTCGGTGCGGTAAAAAAACGCTATGACTCCGGCAAGCAGTTAGCCGCCGGTGCGCGCGGGGCGGGCATGGCTGGCGTCGGTGTGGCCGCCGCCGGGCTGTATGGGGAAGCCCGGTTTATCGCGCCGGGCATTGGTTTTGATAAACAGATGTCAGGCACGCAGGCCATTCTTGGTCTTGATAAAGGCGATGAGAAACTCGGACAAATTCGTAAGCAGGCGCGTGATATCGGTGCGACAACGGCGTTTTCACCGGGCGACGTTGCCCGTACGCAGACCACGCTTGCCCGCTCGGGCTATGACGCCGATTCAGTGCTGGCCGCAACGGGATCCACGGTTAACCTGAGCCTTGCGGCGGATGTGGATATCGCCGAAGCCGCCGACATCATCACTAATATGCAATCGGCGTTTAACCTGCCGACCACGGAAATTCAGCGCGTAGCAGACGTAATGACCAAGGGGTTTACCTCGTCAAATACCGGGCTGATTGAGCTTGGCGAAGCGATGAAATACGTCGCGCCCATTGCAGAGGCGGCGGGTGCCAGCATCGAAGACACGACGGCCATGCTCGGCGTGATGGCAGATAACGGCATTAAGGGGTCGATGGCCGGTACAGGAGCAAGTGCTATTTTCAGCCGTCTGCAAGCTCCCGTTGGTCAGGCTCCGGCGGCGCTTAATGAGCTGGGTATTAAAACCCGAGACGCAAAAGGCAACATGCTGCCGGTGGTGGGGATCCTCCAGTCGATTGACCGGTCTTTTAAAAAGAACAAACTCGGCACCGCGCAGCAGGCTGAATACCTGAAAGTTATTTTTGGTGAAGAGGCCATGAAGGGCGCGGTTAAGCTGGTGGCCGCTGCGGGCAACGGCAACCTTGCTGAGAAGCAAGGGGCGATTAAAAACTCTGCCGGTACCACGGAACGTATCGCCAAAGTCCAGACCGACAACCTCGACGGGGATTTAAAAAACCTCGCCTCGGCATGGGAAGATTTACAGATTGAGGTGTTCGAGAAACAGGATAAGACCCTGCGCCGCCTGACCACCTCGGCTACCGACTGGTTAGGGAAAATCGGGGCATGGACAAAAGCCAATCCAGAGCTGACGAAAACACTTTTTGCTGTGGCCTCCGGTGCGCTGGCCATCATCGGCGTACTGGGCGGAATTGGTCTTATCGCGTGGCCGGTGATAGCGGGCATTAATGCGATTATCGCCGTCGCCGGTACGCTCGGGGTGATATTCAGCACGGCGGGAACGGCCATTGTCACTGCGCTGGGTGCAATAACATGGCCAGTGCTGGCCGTCGGCGCGCTGTTCGTCGCTGCGGCTCTGCTTATCCGTAAATACTGGGAACCTATCAGCGCCTTTTTCTCCGGTGTAGTTGAGGGTTTGGGCGTTGCCTTTGAGCCTATCAAAGAGCTTTTTGCGCCGCTCAAGCCGGTATTTGACGGCTTGGGGCAGATGCTTAAAAAAACATGGCAGTGGTTCAAGGATTTAATTGCGCCGGTGAAATCCACGCAGGAAACGCTGGAAAGTTGCAAAAATGCCGGGGTGCTGTTTGGTCAGGCCGTGGCTAATGCGCTCACTGCACCTTTGCAGGTATTCAACAAACTGCGTCGCGGCGTTGACTGGTTGCTGGAAAAGCTCGGGCTTATCAAGGGTGAGTCTGAGGATATCGACAAAGCCGCTGATAAGGCGGAGCAGCGAGCTAAATCAGAGGGCGGTAATTCAGAGGCCGCAAGTTCAGAGCCGTACCAGCCGCCGGGAGGTAATTTTGGATTCAGTTACGGCTACGTGCCGGTGTCGGCGGGTGGTGGGCGTTCTTATACCGACAACAGCAAAAACAGTTATCAGATTTCCGTCGGTGCCGGTATGGGCGCACAGGATACCAGCCGTCAGGTGATGGATGCGCTGGAAGCCCGTGAACGCCAGCGGCGTGCAGATTTACGCTCACGGCTGGGTTATGACTAAGGAGATATTCGTATGATGTTAACGCTCGGATTATTTGTGTTTCAGCTTCAGACCGTCCCTTATCAGAGCCTGCAACGCAATGTTGATTACCGCTGGCCGTCAAACAGCCGTGTTGGCCAGCGTCCCGCACTGCAATTTCTCGGCGTGAATGAGGAAAAAATTACCCTGTCAGGGGTGCTAATGCCGGAAATCACCGGCGGACGCATGTCACTGCTGGTACTTAACCAGATGGCGGATGAGGGCAAGGCGTGGCCGCTGCTGGAGGGCTCCGGCACCATTTATGGCATGTTTGTTGTGGAAAGCCTCAGTGAAACCCGCAGTGAATTCTTTGCCGATGGCAGCGCGCGAAGCATTGAATTTACGCTAACGCTCACCCGAGTGGATGAGACCCTGACTTCCATGTTTGGTGACTTGCAGGCGCAGGCTGACGGATTGCTGAATAAGGCCAGCTCGGCGGTGCAGGGGGTATGGTCATGATAACGGGTATGACACTCGATGCCGGGGCGAAACTGGCTCCGGCGTTTATGCTGACGCAGGCGGGAAATGACATCACGAAAGATATCAGCGCCCGGCTGTTATCTCTGACGCTCACGGATAACCGGGGGTTTGACGCTGACCAGCTCGACATTGAGCTCGATGACAGCGACGGTCTGGTGGAAATGCCTGCGCGCGGCGCGGTGCTCTCCCTATTCTTAGGCTGGCAGGGTGCGGCGCTGCTGGGTAAGGGGCAATTTACGGTTGATGAAGTTGAACACCGTGGCGCGCCGGATACGCTGACTATCCGGGCGCGCAGTGCTGACTTTCGCGGCACCCTGAACTCACGGCGTGAAATGTCTTACCACGACACTACGCTCGGTCAGGTGGTGGAGCAGATCGCCGCGCGCAATAAGCTGACGGCCAGCGTAGCCACGCAGTTAAACGCCATCAGTATTCCGCACATCGATCAGTCTCAGGAATCTGACGCCAAGTTTTTAACCCGTCTGGCCACGCG